AAATGATCCATCTGCATAGTTTGCTACTAAAGTTCCTGTAGTTCCAAATCCAACAGTTGAATCCACTGTTAATACAGTAGATCCTATAGAAATAGAATCTATAAGTTTAGTATTAGGATGAATTGAGAAATTACCACTTACTCTATCTAAATTTTTATCATAATCTAAACTCAACCTATAATATGTCTTCTCACCTCTTATAAATTCCTCAACATTACTAATCGCTCCATTTGCTTTAGGGAATCCATAAACATTATCCTGAAATAAGTTTTTATTGATAAGATCATTAGGATCTCCATCAATTGCTTCTACTACAATCTGTTTTGAAACTTTCCAATCAGAACTAGAGGGTATAAAGAGATAATCTCTAGGTTTGATGACATCTACGTCTTTTCCATAAAGAGCACGAAACAAAATCTCAAAAGATTGGTCAGTTCCCTTTGAAGAATAGAAATCTTTTGATTGTTTTATGAATAATCCCTTATTAATATCATCTGATAGAGTTCTTTCTTCAAATCCAGGTGTAATTTGTCTTTTTACCTTTTTAAAGAACTCTTGTAAAAATCTAATACTTAAATTATTGACAACTGCCCCAGAAGAGTGCGTAGCAATCCCAGATTGACTGAAAACTAGTTCATCAGGCTGACTAGGACTTCTATAAGAAGTGATGCCACTGAACCCCCTAGAGCACCCTGTGAAGGAATTGGTAGTAATACCTGTATATGTAATAATTTCATTATTAATCTGAAGCAAACCATAAGATTTTGGAAATCCAGTGGTTGAGTCTACAGAAAGAGTATTATCAGCAATTCCTACGTTAGTTGATAAAGATGTAGAATCTATAAGATCTGTTAATTCATCAATTTTTACATATTTGTCAATATTTTGTAAAATATCAAGAGTAGATCCTTGATTCTCAATAGCAGTATAATATTGCTCTAAAAAATCTCCAGCAAGAGGAAAATCCCCCCTTATAAAGTCAGGAAGTTGATTTTTAACAACTGAGCTAATTTTGACTCTTGTATTTTCTGGCATTACTTTATAATAGTGTTAATTACCTAGATTAATATGGTTGGGTAGAAGAAGCTCCTAGAATATATGTATCTGTGGAAAGAAGGGTTGTATTCTTAGATTCAGAATCTGTCAATCTAGCTATATTACCATTTAAGTAACTAGAAGTTGCTGTATAAAGAGTTCCTGATGTACTGTCACCAGAAGTAATAGAATCCACCACCATATCAATGGTGCTATTGTTAATATCCAATTGTAAGTAAAGATCTTGCAATCCAATTACATCATTAGATTTAGGACAACCTGAAATTTCTATAATTGGGATTCCTTGAACTTTTTTAGATGTACCAATTATATTAATTGGTTTTAATAAAATTTCTCCCTTTTCATAGTCAATTGTACCTACCCCACTACTTATGATTTGGGCATTATTTTTAGATGTCAATGAAAATAGGAATAATGTACCAGTTCTATTTCCAGCATTAGGCAGATCTCCCAAATAGACAGTTTGATTAGTTCCAAAGATCGTAAATCCTGATGATTTAATATTATAACCATCATTATTCTTTACATAGAAAGAATTACCAAAACAAAGTTCATATTCTGCATTTTGATTTAATGCAGGTTTCATATCTCTACGCATTGCTACTTTAGTGATATTTGAAGTCACTGCACTACTACTATTATCTACAACACCTTGGAATTTACTATATTTGAATTTTGCACCATATTTATTCATTTCAGAAGAATCTGCATAAGTGCTCACATTATTAGATATGACAGTTCTTACAGCATCTGAACTAGAAGCTAAATTTGGGTTATAATATGCATTAATATCAACTTCTACATACAAATACTTCAAATCTAAGATTTCAGTCACAATTCCTGCAACAGAATATTTTCTTAAAGTGGTATTTAAGTTATTTTTGATAGAATCTGGTACATAAGGTCCATAAAATGGTTTTATAGTGATAAAAACCTTTCCATATTGTGGAGGAGTCATTTCTTCTCCACCAAAAACTGAAACTGACTCAGTTTCTGGGTAAATTTTAGGAACCAATGCCTCATAATCACCAGCAGTCACTGCTCTATTAAAAGCAGAGTAAATTTTTGGTGCATAACGCTTAATTGAGTCTACAGATTCAATTTCTTTACCACCTGTAGAGTCACTTATAGTAGTAAGTATAGAAATTCCTGCACTTACAAGGTTATTGTTGTTATCTACTATTCTTCCATTGAAAGAAAATGATGAAATGTTGTTTGCTGCAGATCCACTAGAGGTAATATAGGAAACTTCAATAAAATTAAGTGATTTGAGTGCTTCGCCAAACACACCATCACCAAAAATCAACTCATATCGTTGATCATCAATTTCTTGAATGAAATATACCCTAGATTTATCTGTAACTTCTATTAATGTATCAGAAAATACAAATTTTTTGGAAGTTGTACTTGCTTGAGTGTCTCTTACACCCACTTCTAGAGTAGAAGTGTCAATATTTGCATTCTCAAGAATGTATTTTGTAGGAGGAGCAGGGTTTTCTGATGAAACTGTGAAATTAGTGGTTAAATATGTCCCTTCATAGATGACGACATCCCTAAAAGTAGCAATTCCATCCACAATTGGTACTGTAACATCACTTGGAATGGCAAATGCATAACTTTCTGATCCAAACACTGAAGCAGAGGTGGCTACAACTCCCTTTTTAAGAGTTAGAGTGACAGGTTTTGTTGTAAAACCACTTGTATCTACAAAAAATGAAACAATTGCCTTTGCAGCAGTGGTAGATCTGGGTGTATAACCTATATTTCTTGCTAATGCAACTACATTTTCCCTTAAAGTAGCACTATCAATAAAAACTTCATTGCTAATCATGTTAGCATTGTAAGAACTGATGTAAGTATTGTATGCTAATACATCAATTATGCTAGAAAGATTAGATCCTTCAAAGTCATAGTCAGTAAAAGTTGAATTCGATCTCAAATAATCCTTCAGTGAAGTTTTTATTTGATCAAAATCTAGATTCGTAAAGTTTACTAGTGCCATTTATCTAGTTGACTGTAGTGCAAATGCTAATTGTTGAGGACTAGCATCAATTCCTATGATATCGTAAGTTATAACTACATCAAAAGCATTCCCCTCAAAGTCAGGAACTGCTCTTACACTTCTCAATTTGACTCGAGGTTCATAATTATCAATAGTATCTTTAATTTCATCCTCAATCATAGAGGCAGAAATGTCATCCATATTATCAAATAGCAATTCATACACCCTAGAACCTAGATTTGGATTAAAAAATCTTTCACCAGGTCTTGTTAGTATCAAATTCCTTACAGAACGAGCAATAGCAGTTTGGTTTTGAGTAGCAATTAAGTCCGCATTGATAGGATTGACCTGAAATGTCATACTCAGATCTTTGAATCCCCTACTAACCCTTTCTACAGGCATAAAAATACAGTAAATATAAGTTATTTAGACTCGAACTTCATAGAGACTATCCAAAACTTGTCCACAATTTGTGTATAAATATTCATGAAACAGGGTTTACCCTTCCTTTAGGATATTGTGGTTAATGTTTTAAAGGTTTAAAGGATCAGTACACGTGTATTGGTCCTTTTTAACGCCTAAATATAAGTTAACCACAATATTCTATTGTAAAAAATGTCATCTGTACAGACTTTAGAGTTAAAACGTGCTCTAAATGAAACTCATATAGCTCCTAAACATAAAAAAGGAGGTCATTATAGACCTCCATTCCTATCTACCTTGTCCTCTATACCTTTTCTTAGGTTTATTACTGGATGTAGCTGAATACTTGGTGTGCTTACCACTTCCTTGATAAGTCTTTTTGGGTATTGATTCTACGAAATCATTACCAGACAGAGATTTTCGTATGGGCATTAGTTTTCATCCTCTAGTTGCTTTATTACCTTGTCAGAGATCGCCATCAGATTAGTCACATTCTTAAGATTCTCTATAGAAAACATTATATCAGCAATGTGCTTACTCATATAAGGTTCTTCATTTCTTGCTGCATATGCAAGAGCATTTCTTAAATTACCTTGTGCCTCATCTAGAGACTCTTGTACTTGTTTTGAGAGTGTCATAGTTCCTCCTAGATTACTCTTGTTTTCTCATGACCAACTCTAATTCTTGGGTCACACCAAATGTCATCACCTGCTTCAATTGCATCAAGGCAGAAAGAAACATCTTCACCACACATATCCTGAACTGCACCTGATTCAAAGACTTGCATCTTTGGCGCAAACCAAGGATAAGGAAGTTGTTCAAATACGCCCTTCTTAATGAGTACC